AAGTCACGGGATGTAGAATAATCAGATGCACCCATAATATTTATTTTAGGTCTACCATCAGCACTACCAGCAATTTCTTGTATTACATAAACCTTTTTTTCTTTCATGCTTGACAATATAGTTATTAATGTTACCTTGTCAACTAGAAAGAAGAAAAATAATTATGAACTATAAATTTAAAACTAAACCGTATGCACATCAAATGACTGCATTAGAAAAGTCATGGAATAAAGAAAGTTATGCTTATTTTATGGAAATGGGTACAGGCAAAACAAAAGTATTAATAGATAATTTAGCTATGCTTTATGACAAAGGTAAAGTTAATGGTGCTCTTATTATTGCACCTAAAGGTGTTGTTGGTACTTGGTATAATAATGAATTACCAAATCATTTACCTGATCACATAGAACAAATAACAGTTTTATGGAAATCAAATATTACTAAAAAACAACAAGAAGATTTAGATACTTTGTTTTCTGAAGGTGAAGGTTTGCATATACTTATTATGAATGTTGAAGCTTTGAGTACAGACAAAGGATTAAAATTTGCAGAAAAATTTTTATCCTGTCATGAAACTTTAATAGCAATAGATGAGTCTACTACTATAAAAACACCTACTGCCAAAAGAACTAAAAATATTTTATCTCTAGGTAGAATGGCTAAATATAGACGTATTATGACTGGTTCACCGGTTACAAAAAACCCATTAGATTTATTTTCTCAATGTTATTTTTTAGATCCTTTTCACTTAGATCATGATTCTTATTATTCGTTTAGAACACGTTATGCTATTATGAAAACTGCTAATATATCTGGTCGTCAAATACAATTAGTAAATGGTTTTAAAAACTTAGGAGAACTATCTGATAAACTACAACCTTTTTCTTATCGTGTTTTAAAAGATGATTGTTTAGATTTGCCTGATAAAATTTTTATAAAAAGAGAAATTCAATTGTCTCCAGATCAACGCAAACTATATGATCAAATGAAACAAGAAGCTTTAGCAATTCTTAAAGGTAAACAATCAACTACAGTAAATACGTTGACACAACTTATGCGTCTTCAACAAATTACTTGTGGTCATTTTACTTCTGATGATGGTAGTACTCAACCTATTAAGAATAATAGAATTGTAGAGTTAATGAATGTACTAGAAGAAACAGAAGGCAAAGCAATTATATGGGCTCACTATCAATACGATATGAAAACTATAATTAAAGCAGTTAAAGAAAAATACGGAGAAGACTCTATTGTTGACTATTATGGTTTAACTCCACAAGAAGAAAGACAACCTAATATTAAGCGTTTTCAGGATGACCCTAAGTGTCGGTTTATTGTTGGAACGCCTTCTACGGGCGGCTATGGCATTACT